TCTATTTCTGAATAATCTAATATTATATAATTTATCATATTGGGAATCTTGCTTTAAATGAGTTATAATTTTGAGTTATTTCTGTTGATGTTAATACTCTATTATAAATTAATAAACTATATGACCTACCTTTAAAATATAGTCCAGAGGTTTCTCTTCTAAAGAAATTAAATCTTGAGTTTGGAATTGTACCTTGTGCTGTAGTTAGTGTACCAACTAAAGTGTCGTTTACATACAATCGTAAACCAGGGTTAGCGTTTTGTTGTACAAATGTAACCATAATGTTTTGTGTGTTGTATGCTAATGTTGATACTAATACCGCCTGATTTAATTCTAATTTATTATTAGGGTCTACCCACATCATTGGATTAACTGAATTGTATGTATCAAATATATTGTTATATGCGGTTTTACCACTATAATTTAATACCGCTTGATATGAAAATTCATTAGCTGAGAATGTTGTTCCATATGTCCAGTTACTAAGAAAATCGTTTGTACCATCAAATAAGAAATAACCACCATCAGATGATGACCATACAGGTCCATTTGTTAATGTTAAATTAACACCATTCCCACTTAAATCATTCCAAGTAGTTCCTGTACCAGGATATGATGCTGTAATTCCTGCATCCAAATATAATCGTAAATCAGTAGTTACAATTGATGGTGTTGATACCGCTTGATTCTGAAATGCAAATGGGGCAAAATTCATATTATACTAAATTTTTAACGTTCGCTAAGAATAGAATTGATGAATCAAAACTAACCAATGTTATTATGTCTATACCTGTTGTTGTAGTTGGAACATAAGATGAACCACTTACTTGGTCAACAGATGATGGGAATGTAACTGTTGCTGAACCTGTTGTATTTATTCTAATGTTAACAGTTTGACCTGGTTTAATATTAGATGGATTGATATGAGTTGCAGAACCTGACACTAATTGAAGTGTAAAGAAGTTACCTGTATTTAAATCCAATGAAGCTGTATTAGATGATATGCTCAATGCATTTACATTACCTTGTACTGAACCTGTAATTGTTGTATCACCAATCACTTGTAATGAACCTGATACACCAACCAATGAACCTGATGTAACATATAAACCTGTTCTTCTTGTACTAATTGCGGTACCTGTACCTACAGCAAATACAATGTTCTGTGAATCACTTAAAGTAGTAGTATCATTATATCTACCAAAGAATGCTGAACCACCATTAGCAAGTGCGTGTGATGCTGAAACAATTAAGTTTTGACCATATACAATCGTACCATATAAATGTGCTTCAGCACCTACTTGAGATGAACTTACCGCTGTATTAACACCACCAATAATATTTGAGGTAATGTTTCTTCTATTTGTTGGATTTGAACCTGATACCCAAACACCATTTGCTTGACCAACTACAAGGTTATTTAAAAGAGATAAACCGTTATTAGTTGCCGATACTGAACTTGAAACTAAGTTAGTAACACTAAATGCAGCACCACCAAAAATATTATTAGTTACTGTTATTGATGAACTAATATGGTTTAAAAATAAACCTGTACCACCCATATAGTTAGAACCAATTGATGTTAAGAATGGTAATGCTATATTATTTGCTGTTGATGTAACAGCACCTACATTTATATTAGCAGTATAACTTAATGAACCACTTTGATGATTTATTGTAAGAGTATTTTGAACATTATTGTTACTAAATTGTGGTGCCGCTAAAGAACTTGTTGTAAATGCAAACGCTACTGAACTATTTAAATTATTATTATTTATTGATGGTCTAATAATAGATGACGTAGTAAGAGTTGGATAGGAATTAACAAAATTAAGAGAACCATTAACATATCCATATGTTCCTTGTGCTAAAGTACTAGTTCTATTACCACCAGCTAAAATAATATTATTTGAACCTGATATTACAATTGAACCTGTTTGATTATTAGATAATTGACCATTACCATTAAGACCAGTTGAAGTACCAAATATTAAATTTGATTGTGAAACTGCTGCCGATGCTGAAATATAACCAAATGGTACCGATAAAGAACTTGAACTTTGTGCTTCTGTAGTTACTTTAATTAAACCATCGTTTGATGTATTTGTTAATAAACTACCTGAAATAACTTGGTTACCTCTAAGATTTAATGAACCTAATATGTTTACACTACCTGTATTTGTTTGGTCACCTTTAACATCTAATTCAACACCTGCTGAACCACTTAGTATTAAACTTCCTGTGATTGATTGTGTTCCTGCTGCTGAACCTGTTGTAATATAACTTCCTGTTCTTGCATCCATTGATGCGGTATATGAATTGAATGAACCTGTATCTAATTTCTGATTAACAGAAGATGTTGTTGCAAATCCTAACTCAACGATTTGTTGTGAACCTGATACAGTTCCTGCAGGTATTGATACACCAGGTGCGTATGATGCAGATAATGCATTGGTGGCAAATGATGCTGTACCTTGTAATGACCCTGTAAATGAACCATTAAAGTCACCATTAAATGAACCTGTGTTACTTAAGAATTGGTCAACTCTATTTGCTGTTAATATAACTGAAGGAACGCCAGGATGTACACTTGATGATGCTTCAGCTAATAATCTCATATCAGTATCAGCTGATGCCCATATAAGTTGATAATAATCATTGGTAGCTGATTGAACAAACCAGTTCCAAGCTGCAACTGACTTATCATTATTACCCGTTAATGTTACTGTTGTTGCGCTATCTAAAAGATCAATACCATTTTTTCTAATCCATATATCAACACTATCCGTACCACTATCTGTCTTATCTACTTGTGCTGAGAATTGAATATTATATACACCAGCATTTTGTGTTTTAATATATGTGTTGAATGGACTTAAACTACCACTTATTGAAACACCATTTGTAATTGCTGTCTCATTAAATGACATTGAGTTAGGAGTATTTGCTACAGGATTTAATTGTGTTGTAGTATCATAGAAACTACCATACGAACCTGTTGCAGTATTAAAACTACCTGTACCTGTTCCTGTTGAAGAAATTGTAACTTGTCCTTGACCACTTAATGGTGATACTATAATATTTGGTCCTGCTAATATTTGTGTTACACCACCATTCAATGCGAATGATGCCGTATTAGCATTCTGTGCTTGTGATGCTGATAACGCTTGTGTTGCGTATGATGCTGTACCTTGAAGACTACCTGTAAAGTTAGTTGCAATAACTGAACCTGTAACTGATACTGGTCCTGTTGGTATTGCTACTCTACCCCATAATGTTTGTGTGTCAGATGCTTCATCACCCAAGATGTTTGAACCACTTGAGAATATAATTGATGATGTTTGATATACTGTTTCTAAGTAAGTAATTGATGCGGACAATGCTGTGATTGAACCTGTAACAATTAAACTTCCTGATATTGTTTGTAGACCTTGAAATACATTTGAACCTGTAGTTGCATAACTACCTGTTTTACTTTCTATACTACCTAATCTATTGTTCTGACCTAAGTCTGTAGATGCAATAGAACTTGATAATGATGTTAAAGATGATGTGGTAGCTAATGAACCAGTAATACTTTCAATTGAAGTTAATCTATTATTTTGAGATAAATCTGTTGTTGCTATGCTTTGCGATAACGCAGTAAGCGATGAAGTAGTAGCATAAGAGCCAGTGCTAGTAATAAGTGAATTAACTTTACTATCATTTGAAGATGTATATGCGTTGAATGATGATGTGGTTACATAAGAACCAGTATCAGTATTATCTGGCGCCCAACTTGCTGACAATGCTTGTGTTGCATAAGAAGCGGTACCGTGTAAAGAACCTGTTATACTTACAGAAGATGTTGACATTTGAATAGGTAGTCTATTACCTAAACCATCTTGTAGATATTGTAAAGTTCCTGTGACTCCTGTTGTAGAGTCTGTTAGTTTTATTAATCCTTGATAGGATTGTGATACGTATAAATTAGTTAATTGGCCCATTTATATTAAATATTTTGTGTTTTTTTTAAGTGTCTTTCCAACTTGTATTTACATCTTTCCATAGTTTATCTAATTCTTCCCAAGTATAATTACTTATTATAAATGGTAATTCAGGTAATACACAACGATTATAATCAAACTTTTGTTGGATACTAATAATCATTGACCATCCACCCAATACTGTTTCTGTTCTTTCTAACCAAGGTTCACAAGTAGAATCCCAATCTGCATCATAATCTGATAAATATGTTCTACTAAAAAAGTCTTTAGCAATTTCCAATGTATCAGAAAGAACATCTTGTTGGTTAGATAAATCGTCTTCAATTCTATCACATATAATTACTTGCCAAGTTATATGCATATGATTAGTACTTAATCTTGTATTATTTGGTACAAAATAAAGTCGTGGGTATTTTGGTTCTTGTTTAGTTGTAATGTCATTTGTTAATTGTTCTATATCTCCAAATCCAAAACTATTAATCTGTCTGTGTTGGTCTGCAAAACTTCTCCAATCTGAAATAATTTGATAATAACTTGAGAATGATTCATCTTGTGTAAAAACATCAGTATCAGGAATAACACAAGTATTATAATCAAATGGTGCTGTCATACTTATCTGTAATGTCCACCCACCTAATACTGTTTGAAACCTTTCGGTAAATGGAACCAATTCAGGGTCCCAATCACCTTGTATAATCCAAGAAAAATCACCTTGTGCTGCTGTATATGATTGATAGAAGATGGTCCAAATATCCTTCGCTGTTTCCAAAGTATCAGACATAACTTCCTGTAAGTTAGATAAGTCATCCTCAACTTTATCCATTATTATAATATTAAAATTATATTTGATTTGATTCTGATTTAAGGTAACTTGTGATGGTACCACGTACATTCTTTGATATTTTGGTTCCTGTTTTGTGATAATATCGTTAGTGCACTGTTTTAAATCCCCAAATCCAAATGATTTTATCTGTGGATTGTGATAAGCAATACTGCTAAAGAAGGTTAATATTTGTTTGTAGTTTAGCATCTTCTAAATATAAATATAAATTTATCCTACTTATGTCCTGAAATTAGGATTTTTGTTGGGCCTTTTTTTGCATTTTTATTATTTCCTTATCTTTTTCTATTAAATAACTCAATTGATTAATAACTTCTAAGATTGTTTTCTCAATAATTTCAGAGTGTCTTGTAATATCATCCTTTGCAACTCTATTGAGAACTGCAAACCATCCAAATCTCTTTTCAAAAGTAGGTGCCATATCATCTTCCTGTGACGCCAAGCGAACTTCATTTGACCCCAACTCGTCTTCATCCATTTCGTCAAAGACATTGGGGAATAATTTGAATAAATCTGTGCGAACTTGATAAAAAAAAACTGTGCCCCTAAAGCCACCTCAACATCTAATTTGTTTTTGAACAATTCGGATCGTTCATCCATCGTTTCCTGATTGTATTTTTCAATTGTAAATTTGTGTTTTGATTTGGATTTAATGATTGGTCTATATAATATTGCTGTTATTATATGTAAATAATCAAACATTTCATCAGGCTTCTTTGTCATTAATGTATCTAAATCAGCAAATTCACCAAAAGACATTTTCTTCCATTCAGGTATAAATCCATATTCAATACCCTCTAATGTGAATTTATCTATAAATGCTGGTTGTTGTGGTGGTATTAAATGAAGTATATATGACGATACATATTCAATCTTATCTCGTGGTGCTTCCATCAATTCATCCAAATTGGCACCAGTTATTACATTGATAAGTTTAATTGAAAAATACTCATCCTCAAATAATCCTTTTATTTTAAATATTTTTATATAATCTCCTATTGTTAATACTTCAGGAATATTATAATCCTTACCATTTAATTCAAATGTTATCTTACTCATATTATGCAAAGTGTATGGCGTATCTTCCTGTCGCCTTTAGGTTTTTAATTTCAAAGTACATTCTCATCATAAGTGCATCAGATAAATCGGGTGACTTACCCAATACCTTCTTCATCTCATCCTTTGATTGTACCCCTACTTTATTATCTTTATCTATGTCTTTTAATTTAACTGATAGTAATTCCTGTGTCAATTCATCTACTGTGGTTGGGTCCATTAAGTTTATACTTACTTTTCCTTCTTTGAATAGTTCCGCCAGTTTAACATAACACTGTGACTTTAGGTTAGTAAAGTTCTGTGAGTGTAATGGACTTGAGTTGTTCACAAAGTTTACACAACCTTTTAATTGGTCACCCACTCCTGCTCCTACTCCATCTGTATCCACAATTACATTATTGATATGGATTCCGTGTGACCTTATTAAATCCTTTATTTCGGTAGATAATTCTGTGGTTGATAACTTACTATAGACTTTAATATCTAAGACCACCAGTCCACTCCAAATCACAACCACGGACCTATCTGCTCCAAACCTTGCTACGTCCACAGACATATACTTCTTATCCGTTCCTTGTGGAACGTTTGTAAACACAGAGTTGGATATGTGGTCAAAGTTGAATAGACTATCATCCTCTTCCATATAGTTCCAATCACCTTCTAATAGTCTACGTCTTTGTGCTGGTGGTAATGACTTTAACATCTCAATATAAGATGCTGGTAAGTGTGGGTTGTCTAATGGTAGTGCTGGTACAAATGCTTTGTTTATTGATAAGGTCCCCTGTATATATGGTAAATAAAAATCTTTCTTCAACCAAACTTGACCAGGGTTACAGGTCATTAACATCTTTGGTATTAGATTATATTCATTTAATTTAAAACGGATACGTGATTTTAAGATGTTATAAGCAAGATTGCTTATTTGACTAGCTTCATCTACGAAGATAGCCGAAAGTTCCAAACCTCCTAAACTGTCAAAGTTCGGGTCACTTGGTTGATATTGTAAGTCCTTTAATACTATCTCAGACTTATTTGTGAACGTTATAATGTTACTTTGTCCGTTATATACATAATGTTCCCCTGATTTAAGTCCCATTGATTGTAGGGTTTCAAATAAAGTATTAAGGGTAGTCATCTTTAATTGAGTCAATACCGTTCTTCCTATTAAACATCTAATCCCTGCATATTTTAAACATAATGTGGTTATCCATAAACAACCTAACCAAGACTTTCCTGCACCAGCTGAACCTCCGTATAATACTTCGTTAGTTATATTATCCATTAGGAGTTTCCACGCTTGTGATTGTTTCTTGGTTAAATCAATGTTTATTTCCATATTATTCTTTATCAAACAAATCCTCTACTGACGGACCAATACCATCTTCAACAACTGCAACCTTATCAAGATATGCATACTTCTCTACTTGTTTATTCACATATGCTTTCAATTGTTCTTCAGTCATATGTTTGGTCCTTTCAATGAATTGTTTATGGATTTTCTCCTTAAATCTTTCTTGTGCTCTTTTGTGTCTTCTATTTGCTGACATATTCTTATTAATTATGAACGTATAATATTCTGTTTACCTTTTTATATTTTGCTACCTTAAACTTCTTTTGAAACTCCTCAATGAAATACCAGTCAGCCCATTCTTGGTCTGTCCTTAGTTTAATCTTCTGTGCCATATTGGTCTTGGTCATAAAACTACCAATGTCAATTGAACCCAATTCTAATTTTGATTTGATTGGGATGTAGTCTTTGTTAATCCAATTATGAAGTAAATCACAATAGACAAAGTGTTGATTGGTACTTTCATTTAACATTATATTCACAAACTCAGGAACATAATAGTTGTCCTCACCAGTCATTACCACCCATTCCTCTGTTGCATTATCTAATCCATATTGACGAGGTGTATGACCCCAATCATTATGTCTTTCAGGTAGAATGGTAAGTTTAATCCTGTCATCATTAAAAAACTCTACAATGGTTTTCAATGCATCTTGTATCTCATCAGGTGGACAATCGGCAACGATATGTGCTTTCCAATTAGGATTTGATTGTGCCATCAATGAACCAACGATGGTTATTAAATGATTTAATCTTGTGTAGGTTGGTATTATAAATTCTATTCCCATAGTCAAAAACGAAACATTACTAACTAATTTAGTAAATTTTTTTAATCTGTTATATTAATATTAATTGATATAGGTTCACCACCTGAAGTTAAGTCAACTTTCTTCGGTGCTTCCATTCCTAATATCTTTGTTATATCTCTTAGAACTTCTGATTCAACCCTACGGTTCCCTGATAGTCTACAACGATTTAAAAGGTCATACAGACGGTTTAATTGTTCGGATAGTATTTCCTCTTGGTTCTGTGCGTATCGTTCCTTTAAACGGGTCCTAACGTCCTTCCAATAGTTCTCTGCCATCCTAACAGTTATGTTCATTTCTTTTGAGAATTGGTTCTTAAACTCATCATATGATTTTTTCTCATATAACATTAGTTCAAATGCACGATTCATTCTTTCCTCGTACTCCAACTCATTTACTTTATTTTCTTTAGCCATATTATATTGAATTTACATAATTAGTAAACTTTCTTACTCTACCTCTTCCACATCCTTTACAGTTGAAGTTAAAGTCTTCTCCGAATAGAAAGTTATATACCTTATTGATAAATATCTTTTTATCTTCCTTTACACCACCAAACGATGTTAATTCTGCGTATGCAAGTTTAATATCTTCTTTGGTTGGTATCCATATTGCTTCATAATCTACTGTTGGTAGTGGTTCTGTTATTTCTTTATTCTTCTTACAATCTCCACATCCTCTTTTCTTTTTGCCAGGATTCTCTATGGAGTTTAGTTTTAGTTTCTCTAATCTTTCCATATATTATTTTTCTGTATGATAATCATCCAAGTTATTAAATGGGTCAGTCTTATTTAATTCAATAGGTTTAAATGGTTTATATCCGTGCAGAACACCTTGATAATCAATATCCAAATGTTCAAAGTTAAAATACTCCAACTTAAATCCTGCTTCCGTTAATTTGTTCTCACAAGAAATTAGACAGGATAGGTTATGATATTCTATACCTATTTGTTGCACAGATTCCAAATAAGACACGTTCAGTGCGTTGATGAGTATTTCACTACCTTCAATGTCCATCTTCACTATATCGGGTTTATAATACCCTAAGTATAGTTCAAACTTCTCAATCCTATCCACCATATCCATAATTGGAATAAAGTTCTTTACCTTGAAGTTATTGATGAACCAATCGTATGATTGTGGATTGCTGTCAATACCTACAACGTGTTTGGCCTGCATATCCTGTAAGAAGTGCCAAGGTGTTGGAGTAAACTCACTATTCAATCCGCAACCAAGGTCTAATACTTTCTTTCCTGCTACATTTAAAAATCCCCAATGCTCCTGTGGGTTCTCTGTTGTGATTGTTGCTTTAATTTCTCTACTCATTGTTAAATCTATATATTGTGTTTTTTCTTATTGACTGCTTTGTGTTTCTAACATAGTCTGCAATTGATGTTAATGGTATGGTTGTATCTTGTGATACCTTCTTTAAACTTCCCATTACCATATACTTCTCAAATATAATCTTATTAAACCAATCTAATTCGGACCATTCATTCTCAATAATATCTATGAGTTTATGTCTATCTAATTCAAATTCTTCAGATACCATATGTATTGCTTCCTTTAATTCAACAAAATTGTTATTATCTTTCTTGTATTTTTTATAGAATGGACTATTGGGATAACACCAACTCATCATTATTATACGTACAATATAATACTTTATACTATTATCGTCAAGAGATTTAAGTTTAATATAACCTTTGTCATATAGTTGAAGAATAATATCGTGCAACAATTCAGATGCCCAATCATCATTCTTAGTGTATTTTTTACAAATTTTTAATAATTCATAATAGTTTTTTGTTATATATATCTCAATCTCAGGATTCATTCAGTATTTTTCTAATATTCTTGAACACCTCACATATCTCATAGTTCTCTTCTATTTCATTTGAAATGATTGAACTTTCCATAATATCATCCAATGCGGCTATTCGGTTTATTTCTGGATCTAAGTCTTGATCTAATTTTAGAATAAGTGCATCAATCATTTTGTTACACAACTTATCTTTTTCTTCTTGAGTCAATGACCAATATTTTACTGGTATTTCAATAAATCCAATTGTGAATTGTTCTTCATCCATATTATTTATAGTTTATTTAGTTAACCATTTATGTGCTGTGGTCTCCGATATACCAAATTTATATCCAATATCTTTATAAGTGTATCCATCTAATCTTAATTGAACCATTTTATCATACATTTCTTTCTTCTTTTCTGTACGAATAATTTCAGGATATTCACCAAATATATATTTTTTGTTTGTTTTT